CCTCATTGCTCCATCCATGGGTCGAACCATAACTGGAACTTCTGTCATGCCCACTGCCACTGCAGTCAAGAGCATGGTCCCAATGAAGCGCAAGTTTCCTTGCGCTCCGGCTTCTCCGCGAATATAAGGAGACAGTCCTAGCAACGCTAGTACTGAATCCCCTGGCAAAAAAGTCCAGGAGCGGTAAAAAGCCTTCCCTTGTCTCCGTCGGATTTCGCTCAGATAGTCTGAGAATCCTGACCTCGAACCGATGTAAGCTTTGATTCCACCTTTCATCAAGATGGCGTTCATAGCTCCCAGAGTAAGAGTGGAGACCTGGGTATCCAGAGTCTGCCGGTCCCACAATCCTGAGTCTTCGTTGTAAACGAAGAGGAACTGTGGACCAAAGGTTGTGACTTGCATGCCAATATCCTTTATTAAAAAGGTTGTTGATAGTGTCTATCACAGCCCAGACAGATTCTGGACCGCTCACGACTACGGTTTCTGGAGTACATGGGGTTACATCGTAACCCTTGAATCCATGGACCCCACAGGACTCCCTAAAGTTGCCGTTGGCGTAGCTTTTGGCTACGTTGACCTTTAACTGCAGGAGCTCCATGAGGCGAAGTAGTCGTGCATACCCGTGTCTGGGGATAATAATGTCATCCCCATAAACGCGGACCTTCTCACGATATTTCCAAATGCTCTCCCAAGTAACCTCCTCATCACCAAGAGTAGAACTCAAGGCAATAAAGAGAAAGACAAGGGATTGCACAGGAAACGTCGTGGCAGTGCCTTGCGAGGCGAACTTCTTCAGTTTTATGAAGATGCTCTGGTTAGAGACATTATCTACTAACCACCTCGTTCGTGCGGCGTGCAAAGCGCTTAGGATCGAAAAATTCGATCTAAAAAGACGCTCCACGGTCCAACACGATAATCGGTCGCTGGCATCCGACAAGTCGACGGTAACCAGTTTCTGATCAAGGGAGGACGAGAGAACAAGATCGGAAGAGGCTTTTTGATTCCTGAAGTTTAGGAAAGCCCCACGAAATGTGGAGTTGACTTTATCTTCCAGGAAAGCCCAGATAGCCTGCTGGCACCACATGTGCTCAACTGGCTCAGCTGCGATAATACGAGGCGCTTTCGCGCTCTTCTTAACGCAGATCAACCGACTTGGAACCTCATGGTTCTGAGGCAATTCTCTTTTGTCGCCTCTGCATAGAGCAGTGACGCCAAATTTGAACCTGTTCTCAAGTTTTCTGCTCCAGTAAGGGAATCCTGATTTCTCATGATTCTTCTGTCCTGAAGCAACTGCACCAGGCCCATGCCTGAAACCCAGACCTCTGGATTCACGTTCTCTCAACCAAGATTGGAAGAGAGGATCATAATTTCCAAAGGCTGTAAGAACAAGGTCAGCTACTCGCTGACATTGTTCGAGGAGACGGAAGTCCCGCACTTGTAGGTCCACACACCGTCCGTGAGCTGTAGCAAACAGTTCACCTTGGTCGCTGTGCAGCCCCCAAGAGCCGTGAGGATGCCGGCCAAGATCAACGAGATCAAGGCCGACAACTTCTTCTTCCGTGAGGGAATCAGCCATCCAGTTCGCACTGGGCGGCCTAAGTCCTTCTTCGATGACATGGTAGTTCTCCAAAGCCGCTTTGCGGCGGAATGGGGCACAATCCACGAGCAGTTTCTTCCCAAAGCAAGTAAATTGCTGAAGGAATGCCACTGCGTTTTCATCTGCCTCCGGTTTCAGTCTGGAGTCCTTTCCAAAAATGCGCAACCAAAGTCCCGAAAACAAAACCGGCACTTTGATCCTCTTAGAGACCCTTTTACATAAGGGTCCTTCGAGCGAAAGGCGCCCATTCTCGAGTCCTCGTAACAATAGAGAACTGAGATTGGGGAGGTCTAGGGTAAACAATCCTAGACCCCTATTTTGGAAATAAAGGGCGATCTTCTCTCTATCTTTAGAGAGACTACCCTTCAGCTCCGGGTATGCTTGACAGGCATCCAAAATTAGCCCGTCAAAAGCGTGGAGTAGAACACGGTGCTGCTGACTTTTCATACCTAGACCTTTCGGTTGTGGTATTCAGAGTCGCAGTTCTATCCGCTGCCCTACAAGCCGTAGTGCCTTTTCAGGTCGTATTACGACTCGGAATTGAGCATCTTCGTGATGTTGGCGCCGGAAGACGCACTGAGATAGGCCAAGAGGCCCGTGGCAAACTTTACCACGTCAGCTGGTGTGTCACCAAGCTGATTCTCAATGACGACATAGGCGTGCCGGCGAATAGCCGGTTCATCAGCCGTCGCAAAGATGGTCTTGGAAAGATCGACAGAGTGTCGTTCAATCGTCTGACCAGTCTTCTTGTCCAATCTGGACGAGTTGCGAACGAGCATGACCAGGTCATTGTCCGATCCCAGGAGGCGGTAGTTACTACCACCATTATCCTGATTGATACGAACAAGGTTGTTGGCCACCGAGTCAATGGTGACAACGGCTGGATCTGCGAAAGCCATAACTTCTACTCCTTTGCGTCGTTCAAGCAGCGACAGGGACCTCAACGGTTCCGCGTTGCTGCAATCGCGGCCGCAATACTCATCTGCTGTCCCGAGAGGAACGGCAAACGAGCTGCGAATGGAGAAATGAACGAGCTCCTTCTGGTCTTAGTCCTCTTCTTCAACCTAGCTGATTCTAAATAGCCAGTCTGAAGAGTGGAATCCCACCAAGCTATGATGGGATATCCAGGGCAATGCCAGTCGGTAATCGTGTGCGTCATGGGGTAAACCCCCATGAGGACGGCTGGAACAATATTCCGCGTGGCGCTTAAGTAATCGCCAGTGGAAGTGAACCAGTCGACGAGCCAACTCCAAGGCGTTATTTCCCACAGTGTACTTGCGTCCACTGTGAGTCCTAATGCTGAACGAGCGGCCCACGCACGTACAATCTCGGGGGACGGGGTATGACCCGCGTAGTCACCATTAGGTATCCACCGAGTGTGGACCCTTAATCTGACTGCTTCGGTGGCAATTGCATTGTAACCAATGTAAATGCCAGCACTCTGAGCAATAAATGAAATAAGCTCAGACCGACTTCCCTCCGCTATTGTCACAGTTCTCCGGAGTCCCGTTACGCCAAACAGCCTGTTAATTTCCTCGATTCGATCATTAACGATTCGAGTAAACTGTGACAGTCTGACGATATCAGAGACAATTGGCTTAATCATAAATTGATAATTAAGCCAGGCTTCGCCGGACCCCTGGAAGATTTCTCTTCCAGAGGGTGACCCGACGACATCCGGTAATCCATGCCTGCGACGTAAATCCTTCCAATCACGGAGGATACGCGTAGGACTGGTACCTATGTCTAAGATATTTGCCGGTACGTCCACGTAAGGACGGCTCGGATTCGTGCGCGCTGCAGCCATAGTGGATGCATCAACATCACTAGGGATTCCAGAGATACCTCCTATATGATCACCAGTAAGATTAGTCCTAATGGCATCGACAACGTAATTATTAAATTCGCTGTCGTAATAGCCAAAAGACTTCTTATTAAGGTGACCACCCTCGATAGACAAAGACACGACCCTAAGGCCGTGGCAGTCTCCATCGCCAGTTACATCCTCACATGAGGAATAACCGGCAGTGGTTGTCGTAGGGCCTGTCCCGCCATTGGGATCGTTCGTAAAATGCCACTCTCCTCCGGAGCGTGGCAAAGAGCGAGACCGAAAGCGTCCAGGCATAGTAGGTACTCCATTCTAAGGTTAGATCTCTCTATAAAATACCAGAGAAGATCAGCGGGACCCGAGTCGGG